TAAAAGAACTCTCTGAAAGTAAGGGGTGGGAAACCATAAACGAAGTGATGAAGGAGGAGATCCTTCAGCTTGCTTTGCAAATGGCTCGTACTCAAGAAATGACGCAACAGCAGATGGACTTTCAGCGAGGCGCAATATGGGCAGCAGAGCAAATGCTTAATCTGCCTCAACGGCTCATCCTTAAACTAGAGGGTGAGCTTTCACTTGATGAAGTCACGAGCCGCCAAGGCCGCTCAGAAAGGAACTAAAATGGCCATTGAACCTAAAATGGATAACGACCAAGTAGCACGCATCGCGGCACGCCAAATGGGCGGTCCTGCGCCAGAGCCTTCCGCGCCGAAGGAAGCGCCAGAGACTGCGCAAGAGAAAGCTGTTTCAGCAGCATCTCCTGAAACAGAGGGTGACAAAACGAACGCTGAAGCGGTCATCTACAATGTGAAGATTGGCGAAGAAGATCGTCAGCTTTCTCCCTCTCAGATTGCGGGTACGTACGAACGCTATCGTGACCTGAACTATAAGCAAGCTCAGATGAAGCCTATCAACGACATAGCTAACTTGGTTATGGAGAAGACAGGCCGTAATGCTGAAGACACCGCTAAACTCATGGCGGCAGCTTTGAAGTCGATGACTAAGAACGCTCAGATGGGCAACGACCGCCCAGCACAGCCAGGGGTCGCGCAGCCTGTTACCGCACAACAAGGTGACGCCGCTGCAATGTCCGCAAAGCTGACGGAAGAGTTTTCGAAGTACGAAGATGAAAATGCCATCTCGCTACCACCAGGCTATCGCGAGCAATATGATCGCATGGGCCGTATGGAGCAGGCGATGGGTTCTCAGATGCAGATGATGCAGAAGATCCTACAGCAAGCACAGCAAGCTGGTCAGCAAGGGAACGACAGCCGTGACCAGGCTATCGGATCTCGTGAAGAAGCAATCATGCAATCTATCCGAAATAACTTGGATCGTGCGCAGCAAGCGGCGGGACTTCCTGACGAAGCTATTGGCGACTTCCGTACGTACGCTTTGGAGCGTGGGTACACAGCAGAGGACTTCGCTGATGCCAACCTTACAGAGAAAGTCATCAACGACTTCAAGAACCAAATGAACACCCCAGAGTTCGAACGCTTACGCGAAATGGCAGGCCGTCGTGAGGCGTACTTACGCTCTCAAGCGGGCGGGCCTACTAGCCAAGCAGCCGATACTGGCGGTGATGATACCCTCGCACGACTTGCAGCAGGCGCTATGAACCGCCGTATGGGTTAAGAAAAGTCGGCCTTCGGGCCGATTTTTTTTCATGTGGGACGACCACTACAAATTTTTCTGACAATATCTAGTTAATGTCGATTGGCGCTACGGCTCCCTTTACGTCGATGTTGCATAAGGGACGAAGGGTCTGCGCGTGAATGTTCCGCGTGATCTTGAGTACCTCGCATAAATGTAACCTAAACCTAAAGGAGACTAGCAATGGCTGGTATTCAAGGACTGCGGGGCACTGGACAGTTTACAAACGACTTCCGCCCTAAGAACTATCGCGAACTTTTTAGCCTGCTTGAGCCAAACGGCAATGCACCGCTGAACGCTTTGTTGTCTATGACTTCCTCGGAAGCCACTGATGATCCAGAATATAAAAACTTCCGTGACGAACTTCCTGCTCGTGCATTGGTAGCAAATGGTGCCGCAACAAATAGCGCTACTACAATTACTATCACTGACAACGACGCTGGTACGTTTGCTGTGGCTGGTACACTTATCGTGAACTCAGCGACTGGCGAAGTAATGCGTGCAACGGCTGACAGCACAGCAACTCAACTTACTGTTGAGCGTGCTATTGGTGGCGGCGCAGCGTCTATCGCTGACGGTGCCGAGTTGTTCATCGCGGGTACAGCGTACGAAGAAGGCGCGACATCACCAACTGGCATCTCATTCGATGCGAGCGTGGCGTCCAACTTTACACAAATTTTCCGTACTGCCTTCACAGTTACAGAAACTTTGCGTGCGACTAACCTTCGTACAGGCGACAAAGAAGACGAGATGGCGACTAAAGCTCTCAAATTGCACATGCAAGACATTGAGCGCGCTATGTTTTTTGGCAAAAAGCACGAAGCTAATGCCTCTTCTTCACAGCCAACTCGCTACACAGGCGGCTTGATCAACACAATCACTAACGTGAATGACCGATCAACTGCATCAGGCGCAATGACTGAAGACCAGTTTGACCGCGCTCTGATCGAGGACGTGTTCGCTTTCGGTTCAAACCAGAAGATCATGTTCTGCGGCGCTAAAGTTGCAGGCCACCTTCAGAAGTTTGGCAAAGACCGTTGGCAGCCGACTGTTGTTGAGGGCACGTACGGTGTGAACCTTACTCGTTATTCAACCTTTGCAGGCGACTTGATGGTGCATTTGCACCCACAATTCCGTCAGGTGCCAGGGATGGACAACGCGGCGGTAATCATTGATTTCCCTCACTTAAAGTATCGTTTCATGGAAGGTCGCGACACACAGTTGCTACGTGATCGTCAAGCGAATGATATGGATGCGGTCAAGCACGAGTACCTAACCGAGTGTGGCCTCGAATTGCTTCAAGACAAGACGCACCATTACATCAAGAACTGGAACGCTGTAGCTTAATCCTCCCAGATAGCTACACGACTAGAGAGGGCTGCGCTTATGCGTGGCCCTTTCGCATTAGGGACGACTACACCGCATATAAACCCCATAAATGAACAGACAATCCCAAAGGAGAAGCTCAATGGCACGCAAACGCGCACGTACAGAGGACGGTCACTTCGTAGCTGACGATCCATCCACGCCCGAAAACGAGGCATGGACCGAAGATAAGTCCAAGCGACGTGAGGCTGCGTCCAAGAAAGCAAAAGCAAAGAAGGCTCCCGCGCCTCAATCTGCATTCACCATGTTCGTATCATCAAGCCCAGAAACTTCCGTTTACGACCTACGGGTTGGCGAAGCGCGAGTTCGCGGCATTTGGGACGGCTCACGGCAGCACGTAAGCTGGCGCGTACCATCTGATTTGACCGAGGCTCTCATGAAGCACCACATGGTTTGGTCTGGCCGAGTGATCAACGCAGAGGAAGACTAAAATGGCTGAGAAGAGCGTACAGAAGCCCTTCGCTGCGGGTAGGGGCGACCACTCCCCACTAGAAAACTTAGTACGCTCTGCGCTCGTTAGAGCGGGTAACTTCTCCCCGTCCCGTGTCGATGGTGAGGTTATGATGCTCATGATCGAACTCGCTAACCGAGTGATCGAGGACTTGCGACAGCATCCATACTATAGCGGCGAAGACATTGATTACTACAACGACATAACTGAAATACGTCCCATACCTGACATGATCATGATTGATGGCCTAACGGCTCATTACTTCATTCAGCAAGGCAGCGACAAGGCTATGATCTTTCTTCAGTTGTATCAGGCGAACATGGCCAACCTGTTGCACGAGCGTTCGTACGGAAACAAGAAGTACGAAATGAAGATAGTGGATGGCGGATCTAATCACAGGTACATGTAATGTCGAGACTTGCCTACTCCCCAATATCTATAAAATCCACAAGCCGTACTTATTACGGCTTTCGTGGTATTGATCGCTCTCGCGACGTTACTGCGTTGGAGACCGAGGAGCAGCAAAACTTCTGGCAGTTAGATAACTGCTTTGTTGACTACCGAGGTCAGCTTATTCGCGACCCAGCTTTCTATCTCCATAAGGGATCGAACCGATTTCCCGTAAAGTGCTTGCGCTTCTACAACCGTGATGGCGTGTGCTTTGCAGAGGAAGACGCGGCGGGAACTCACCTCGCGTCTGATCGGGGGCATCAGCTACTCAATGCGTTTGCTAAAGATGCAATCGTTTCTATGACTAATTTCCAGGGTAAGGTGCATATCTTCAATCAAGATACGCGTATGTACCGCTATGATGGGTTCGAGTTCTCGACATCTACGGCCTCAATCAAACCAAAGTTCGGCGTCCCTATTCAGCGGCGTCTTGCTACTGCTGGGTTTAAAGATAGGCCCACGACTATTGAGTTTTCTCGCGTAGACAATCCCGACATCTTCTTGGAAGAAGAAGCGCCTACCGAAGAAGTCACACGAGCAGCGTTTATTGACATCAGTAACCTTATCGGAACAGCCGATGAGATTGTTGGAATGGGCACGTTTGAGGCTAACCGCCTTGCTGTTTTCACTAGAGACCAGACGCTAGTTTATATAATCGACCCAGACTTTGAGGAGTGGCAGCTCGACAGTCGTGCCAATCTTCGTATCGGGTGTATATCGCACAATACGATTGTGAACGCTGGCTCCGATCTTTTGTTCTGCTCTCGTCGCGGCATCCACTCAATTATGCGCTCCGAGCAAAACGGCATTACCATTGCTGAAGCATCTTTGTCTGATGAGGTCGAGCCTCTATACCAAGAACTCGTACGTACAACGCCAGATCCTGAGAGCATATCGGCGGTCTATGACCCTGATACGCAGTCCTATCACGTATTCTTTCCAAGGCCAGGCGGAACCCAGACAACGCGTCTGTCTATGAACTTCCGCGCTGGGTACAAGCTCGTAAACTTTCAGTTAGGCGATACCCTTCTGCCGCGTTGCGGCACGTTCTTGGGCGGCAGACTAATGTTCGGAACAGCCGATGGTGTGTACGAAGCGACCGCGCGTACGTTTGTTCAGGATACGGGTCTTTCAGATCTTCGTAGATCTCCAATGAATGCAGAGACCCCAGTTCTTTGGCTGGGTGACTTTCTAGGAACGAAGAGATCTCACACATTTATTGTGCAAGCAACTGGTCGTGGCCGTTTCTACGTAGACGTTACAGATGAAAATGGTTCCGACATCGGATCTATTGAGGTGAACCTTGATCGTATTGAGGGTGATAAAAGGTGGGGCGATGCTCCTCTGGTTCAAGACTATTCTTTCCCGTTTAACCACGTTTTCCGTGGGCTTCGCCTACGCTTTCGTACGGAAGACAAAGACGTTGATACCGACTGCACGGTTATCAGTTTCGCGTTCCTATTACACAAGGAGAAATAAGATGGCTCGCTTAAAAGTCCTGTACCCAGGAAACCATACGAGTTCAGGAAATATCGGCGCAGACATCGAGAATATCGTGCGCTATCTGAACTCTGCTGAACTAGGAGACAGCACTGTTGCTGAACTCTTAAAGATTTTGTTCGATAAAGAGGGCGTGTTGCAAGCTCCTGTCCAAATCAGGAACGACAATATCAACGGCCTTGAATACCGAGTTGGCAGTTACGCTGAAGCGGAAGATGGCTGGAAGTCTCTTGCAACAGCTACGGAGCTGCGCGGGGCCGCTGGGTCTGATGTGGGAACTATCGGGGCACCTTTATTCTCATCACGTCTCGACCTTGTTATCAACGCGGCAGACGGTGACGGAGTTATCGAAAACCCAACAGGCTCGGTCACTTTTAACTACATTCACGAGATCGCTGATCGTATCGTAGTATACCTTAACGGCGCTCTTCTGGCGGAGGCGGATTACACGAACGACCCTGCCGCTAATACAGTGACAATGAATGACGCAACGGACGCTGACGATCTTGTAACAATTTACAAGGTTCAGTCTGCTAACGACAGTGGGTTTACACGGCAAGACGTACTGGCTGGCCAGTCTCAGGCTGTGTTTCCATTCGTACACAACGAAGACCAAAAGGTTCTCGTGTATCGAAACGGCATCTTGCAACGACAGGGCGGTACGAACGATTACACCCAGCAGCCTGCTAACTCTACAATTACATTTACTTCCGCCTTGGTTGAGAACGATCTTGTTACGTTGGTCATCGTGGAAGACACTTCCCAGGTTCGCGTTTCGGGCCTCATGACTGAGGATAAGTTTACAGATAGTAATGGCTTCGTACCATTCTCAAAACTTTCCATCTCGGATGATGAGATCCCTCAGACCAAAGTAAACGGTATCTCTACGCTATTGGCAAACCGTGGGCGCGTTTACGTCAGCCCATCTGAGCCTCAGTCTGCTAATGCTGGCGACTTCTGGGTGGACATCGCGGCCTCACCAAATGTACTCAAATTTTACAACGGAACAGGTTGGCTTCTAACCTCACCAGACACAGGTATTCCTGCGTTTGCTACGACGAACGCGCTTCAGTTCTTGCGGGTCAACTCGACTGGCGGCGGGCTTGAATTTGCCGACGTAGATTTCACAGCCTTGATACCCAAGACCTATATCGGTGCAGCCGATGGGGTTGCTGGACTAGACGCTACAGGTCGCCTTCCAATCGCGCAGCTTCCCGATACGTTCGCTACGCGGTCATTCTTCTTCCAGAAAGATGGCTCGATCTCAAACCAAGATTTAGTTGTTACTCGGGCCTTCAAGCAGAACGTACGAATAGACGCGATAGCCGCTAAGACAAACGCGGGTACTGCCAATATTCAGCTAAAAGTTAATGGCATCAACGCGGGTGACGTTATTCCAGTAAGCTCCACTCTTACTGAGCAAAACCTATCCGCATCAATCGCTATCGACGCCACGACCACCTCTCGCGAGATTGCCTTTTCGGTAACTTCCGCAACGGGTGTAACTGACATCGAAGTAACCTTGGCGGCTGTCATCACCAATGTCTGACCTTAATCTCAGCCCACAAGAACAGAACATTGTCGATTACCATAATGGGTCGATGAGTTCTGGTCGTGTGGGCAGGGATGAACAAGGCAGACCAATGACGGTTTATTCGACTGGCATCTTTATCGAGCGGGGTCCGCACAAGGGCAAGTTCGTATCGGTCCCTGGGTGGGTGCCAGAAGTAAACCCAGACAGACCATTAACCGAGCGTGAGGCGTTCGAACATTGGGAAGACGAGATCAATAAGGGCACATGGCCTTTTTACGGAAGCGGCACGGAGCTGAACAATCGGTCTCAAGATATGCACAGGATAATGGATATGGACGCTGACATCATCAATCAAAACATGGGGCAGGACGGGAAGCAGTCCATTCATGTAACGCCAGAAGAAGCTCAAATCGTAGAGCAAATAGAAGGTAGGATGCAGCGGCCTCGTGGTCCCGTTCAAGACTTTAAATGGGCGGACGTACGCCACCTGTATCCCGTTGGGGCAAGTAAGGCTCAGATAGAGCTGGGCGGTCCAATGCGGACTTCGGGCCTTGCGTACGTAGATAACAAAATGGGCCTTAGTGCTGACATGCGAGGCAATAAAACGCCCGAACATTTGCAGCGTCAGCACGACGACATTCGTTCGTACATGGCATCAGAGATGTCAAAGAACGCTATTGAAAGTTATCGAGCGTCTTTACCCCGAGAGGTTCAGGACCAAATGTCGGGTGAACTGATGATCGAGCAAGGTCGCGATGGGATGTACAGCTTAATCCTTGGAGACGATGCTACGGGATATACCGAGCTAAGTTACGGGACAGATGAGCAGAGCTACTTCGACGCCTTGTCTGACGCGAAAAGAGCGTTTGGACATATGGGGGAAACAGGAGACGCCGCTATAAATGCAGGGTTTCTAGGTCGCGTAGGCTCCGCTGGGCTGTATGGCCGTCGTCAAAGAAAAGACCTCCAAGAAGAGATGATGCACAACTACAACGAAGCTCGTCGCTACATGGAAGTTGACAGATCGCTGGCGGCAGAGGCTCTTCAGTCTGCCGACATGATAGGTGACGAAGTTAAACGCCGAGATCAAAAGCCAGAAACAAACGCTCACCCATACACTGATAGAGTTCTTCGAAGGGATGCCAAACGGCGGGCGTCCAAAATGATGATGGAATAGGGACGACTGTAGCATGTCGATTACCCTATAGTTTCTTAACTGCACAGGAGGCCATTATGGCATTTAGCGACGTTTTCGGCCCGAACACGGGTACTTCAATTTCAGACCGCAAGGCAGCAGCCGCTATCGACGCTAAGTCTAGCGACATGGGCCGTGAGGGCGACAGCATGATGGTTCGTGCGTCACCGTTCACAATCAAGTTGCTTCAAGACATCGGTGGCGCAGGATCGTTCAACCCTGAGACGGGCATGATTGAGTTCTACGACGTGGATGAAGCTGTAAAGAAAATGATGCGGTAATGAAGGTTAGGGACGCGATACTATCGGATGCGATGGATATTGCGGAACTCTTGTCTGGGTTCCACACAGAAAGTCGTTATGGACAATCTGAGGTGGAGTTCTGCAAGGATACAATGCTGCGTACTGTGATTGGGTTTTTGGAAAATGTTCCAGAGACTTTTTGCAAGGTGGTAGTTAGCGGGTCTAAGCTAACGGGCCTTCTTCTCGCTGATTACGCGCCTATACCCTTCGCTAAAGGCGTATTCTCAAGGGTGGCGTTTTTTTACATAGCCCCTGCTTATCGAGGCGGGATGTCGGCTTTTAGAATGCTCAAGCAGTACGTCCAGTGGGCGAAGGAATTGGGCGCTCTTGAAATACACGGGGGCACTTCGAGTGGCGTATCTCCACGCCGCACTGTGGGGCTGTACGAGAAACTTGGCTTTGAAGAAGCTGGACACACAATGAGGTTTGTACAATGACAACTTTTAGAGACCTTGTTGGTCATAACCCAATTAAGCCCGTGGTTGCTTATTCATGCTTCGGTGGAGGTTCCAGCTCTAGCTCTAGTTCCAGCTCTAGCTCTAGTTCCAGCGACGACACGCCGACGTTCGATACTCTAGCCGACGCAGCCGAAGCGGGTTATCACGGTCAAGCTGTGAACATCACTGGCAAAGGTAGCCAGAAGGTCGAGTTCGCTGACAAGTCTTACAATGACAAGATGGCGGACGTATCTGCCAATGCGGGAAGTTCATCTAATAGCTCATCTAATAGCTCATCTAATAGTTCATCTAGCAGCTCATCGAGTAATGACGGCGGCGGCAACACTGCTCGTATGGATCTCGCCAACGCCCTCACTCAAGACGACGGCATGGAATACGTTAATGGCGTCCTGAAAAACGATGATGGTTCCCTCGTCACAGAAAATACGGCTTATCAAGACCTCGCCAACGCACTTACGCCCTTTGACAGTGGCGGGGACGAAGATGGCCAGCTAAATTACGACAACAACAGTCTTCGTATGGATATTGCTAATTCCCTTACTAAAGATGATGGAATGGAATACGTGAATGGCAAACTGAAGAACGATGACGGAACTCTCGTAACAGAAAATACTATCTATCAAGACCTCGCTAACCTAGCGACACCAGGTGACAGCCAGGTTTATAATGATGGCCAAATCCAGACTGGCACGGGGTTTGGTGATACACTTGATATAAGCTCTATCAACGCAACCGCAGTAGACACAGGAAACGTAGACACAGGAAACGTAGACACGGGGGCTGGGGATGACGACAATAAAACAGCCGCCACCGATACCAGTACCGATACCAGTACCGATACCACCACTGATACCAGTACCGATACCAGTACGGATACCACTACCAGCACTGACACCACCACAACCACAGGTACGGGGCTTACTAACACAGGTAGCACTAATGTGAGTGCGGACTTGCAGGCCGAGATCGACGCGTTAAACGCCCAGATCGCTGCATTGCAAGCATCCCAAACTGGCAACACGATTGTGTATGAGGGTGCGAACACAACAACAAATACCTCTCTTCCAGATGATTATCTTACGGAAGCTGACCTTGCTAAGTACCTCGACAATCTTGACCTTGGGTCCAACAATTACGATCCAGCGGCATTTATGAACGCGTACGGGTTTGCCTTCAATCCTTCTTCAATGGGTAGCCTCATCCCAACATCAGCAAGCAACGGCGCTTACGTACGCCGAGCGGTCAGAGACAAGGACACAGGGGAAATTCGTTACGTCAACGTGCCGATTGGCATGGGGTCTCTCGGCGGTAACAACGGGTTGAGCCAGTTTAGAAACGAGCGGAGAACTGGCTTCGGTTCATTCGTATAGGAGCTAAGTAATGGTTGTTAACATGCTCATGACGGGCCTAAGTGCCGTCAACATGCTCAGTTCCAATAATCGTGCGAACAAGGCTCTCGATCAGCAAAACATGCTGACCGCTGCCGAGATTGCTCGCAACGAAAAGATCATGGAACTTTACTCTCAGGGATCTGAAGAGATGAAGTCTGTAATGTCAGAGCTGTATGGCGGCTTCGGCACTTACGACGACGTGAGCGTTGAAAACTTTAAAGGTATGCGCGAATACTTTTCGAAGTCGCGTCAGCTTGACGAGTTAAAGAACCGTGGCGAAATAGACGACGAAGAAGCTCGCGATTTACAGATGCTCTTCAACTTGGAAAGTGACTTCCGAAACAAGTCTGCGAGTGTCCATAGTCAGGGCGAAGGACGAGTTTCTGATCAAGACGCTATCTTTGATTACAATGCTCCGAGCACGTACGACATGTCACGAGACATCGACGGTATTGCTAGTAAGTTTATCAACGCACGTATGGAGAATGCGAGAGGTTCAGCCGACCGCATGTATTCAAAAGGCGCTGCCGATCTAATCCGTCGCGGGTTAGCAAGTGACCAAGGCGGTCAAGGACGAGGCGGCGGTTCTACTCTTGAAGTAGAGCTGGCACGTAGCGCAGCGGACTTCGAGCAGAAAGCTCTAAACGAAGCGATGGTTGCGGGTATGGACGACGCTCTTCGTTATACGAAAGGTGTACAAGAAGCGACGGCAGGCGAGCAGATAATGAACCTTGCAGAACGTAACTTCGGTCAAGACCTGATCCAGAACGCAAGCAGCTACGCGAACGATGCAGTCACACGCGAAATCAATATGGGCAACTATGGTATGGATGTGTACGGCAACTACAATGACGCGCGTACCCAAGCTATAACTGATCTTAGCTCAATACAGAATTTGCGTAACGATACTGCGCTGACTGACTACCTAACTGGTCTAAGCACCATGAACACACAGTCAGGCGTATTTAACGATTACGTTGCGAACCAAATGACGATGGCAGGATCTCCGTTCAAGTTTGCAGCGGACGGCAATACGGGCGCTGGGTTCGGCAATGCCCTCACTGCTGCAAACAATCTTACATCCACGATGGTTTCTAACGCTCAAAACGCTGGCGGTGCATTCGGTGACTACCTTGATAAGTGGCTTAACACTGACAAGACGCAAATAAAGTAAGGATACTCATATGTTCTTTGGCCTCAAAGAGATGTCCAACTCTATGCAACGAGGCGAAGAGCGTCGGAGCAATCAGAGAAAAGACAACGCTCGTTTGTATAATGAGTTCGTTAAGATGAACCCAGGCGCTTCCACTCAGGAGCGCCTCGACTTCGCGAACAAGCTCATAAAAGAAACTGGTGCGGGTAGCGCTGGGCTTCCTACGAAATCCCAAATGGAGGGGAACGTAAAGAAGTATAAAGACCAGCAGGCCAAGAAGGCTGCGGCTGAAGCACAGGCCAAAAAGGACCGTGAGCAAGCACGAGCGATTAGAGGACTTCAGAACTCGAAAGCTATTGGTGAAGCATTGGCGGGCACTTGGGGAACACCTGATTTTGACGCTGGCCTAAAGGCACAGTTCGAAGCTACAGGTACAGATCTGGCATTGTTACCAAACGCCCGAAAGCAGGCGGAAAGTACCGCGTGGGTTTCGTGGATGAACAACAACAAAGGCTTAATCGACGCGTATGTTCAAAGCCCATCCGAAGCCGCCCTCGAAGCCCTTACCGCAGCGGGCGGAAACATCTGGCAGCAAAAAATTACGGGATCATACAATCCTGTCCTTGAACGTTACTTGAGCAAGCAGCGCATGAGCGCAAATACAGATATTGAAGCCTTGCGAAACATGACTGACAAGGACGCTCAAGAGGCTCAAATAAAACTAATTAAGCAAAAGTACCCAGACATTGCTGACGACTTAAATTTCTATGAAGTTCGTGTAGCTCTAAAGGCTGCTAATGAAGAAAAGAAGCAGGAGACTATAAGGACAGTCGAAGCCGAAATGTTAGATATCGCCCGTACCGCGACTGATAAGGCTGACTATGAGACAAGGGTTGGCGTTCTTCTGCGCAAGTACAAAGACCAAGGCGTTGAAAATTTTGATGGCGGAAATGCAGCAGCAGAAGCTACGCTGGACAAAAGGCTCGCCGCAGAAAAAGCAGATCAAGCCAGACAAGATCAAAATAACATTTCAATAGCTGTAGACGGAGCTGATGCCCTAATCGAAGAGGGCGTTAAAAAGGGTCAAAACGCTGATGATATTGAAGCACTAATCGAGCAGCAGTTCAGAGACAGCAACGACGGACGCACTGTTTCGATAAGTGATGAAGACCGTGCTAGACTTGTATCCGCAATGAAGGATGTCGCGTACACTTTGAATGCCCAAATAGAAACCGCAATGGATGCACGGTTGTCTGGCGAAGGTGCGGCTGAAGCCCTGCAATCTTCAAAATCAGAATTTATGAAGGCTTTCGTACGAGAGCTTGAAGCTAAAGGCATCACGAACACACAGGATTACGTAAACGAACTTGGCGAAAGTTATTGGGCGGCAGCGGAAACAAAGGTTCGTAATAGCCTTGATCAGAAAGAGGCCGCTAAGATTGCAGACGCTACCATTGCGATGGGCGACGGCAGCATTGCGAGCGGGGTTCTGCGTGGCGCTACGTATGACCCTGAGAAAACAAGAGAAGTCGCTCAATCTGCTTTAAAAATCATACCCGCAACTCTTGGTATAGAAGACGAAGACGTAGCGATTTCTATGATTAAGCTGCAAGAGCAAGCGCTGACTGAGTTGCAGAATATTGCTGTCGGGCTGAACATCCCAGTGGATCAAGGTCTCGCTGATGCTTTCATTCGATCTCTTGGAAGTATCGCTCAAGCAGCGGGTACGGAAGAAGCATACCTTAATGAAGACGGAACATTGCCAGTCGATATGATGAGGTCGGCTTTCTTATCTGCGTTCCAGGCTAACGGTTTTACTGGTGAGTACGCAGAGTTAGAGGCAGAAGCATTTAACGTCGCTCTTGATGCCATGGGGTTAGCGAGCGTTGAGGAGCTTATGTTCGTAGGCCGCGACCAGATGATCGAGTTCCAAAGCGAGTACAGAAATGCCAGAGCTGATGCTCGTACTGCTAACTTCGATATTATACGCGGCGTCACTGTCGAAGAGGACACTCAGCCATCTACTAACATTATCGAGAACGTCAGCCTCTTGTCTGATCGTGTTTCTACAACAATTCAGAACTCCTCAACATTGCTGTCTATCGCTCCCGAAGAGTTGGTACGCATCTCACAAGGCGGCGGCCCAGGTGGGGCGGGTCGTGATGCGGCGAACTTCGAGCAAAGGATAGCCGCACTAGGAAACTTAGAACAAGAACTTGTAGCTACTCAGGCGAGGATTACGTCCGAAGCCCGTAGACTAACATCTCTTCGCAAGTCTCCGATCTACACTGCTAACCATGAGGGTGAGTTGGACACCATTAACGATGTCGGCACTCGCATCAACGAAAGCCTTGCTGCGGTCAAAGCGCAGCTAGAAAGCGTACGAGCTTCCCAACGACAAATCGACGCCCGCTACCAGCAGGGTCAAGCTATCCTTGAGAAGCAAGCGCAAGACGCACTAGAGGAAACAGCGAGCCTTAACACACCACCTTTGACTTCTGCACAGATCGCAGCTCAGAGTGCAGTAACACAAGCTGATGAGCAAGCAGCAGCAGCGGCGGCTCAACGAGAAGCGGACGAACTTGCAGCTAGGCAAGCGGCACTTCAAGAGGGGCAAGACGTTGCTACGGCGGCTAGTTCTCAAGTCCAAGCAATCAATAGCGCGACTGGTGGTTTTGATGCTGTACTGGATAACCTTCTCAGTGACCCAACATTAAACCTAATGATCCCTAGAGGTGACGAAGAGTTACGGTTCTTCAAGGAAGACTTAATTGGGCTGATGGAAGAGAGTGGTAGAACTATGACAGCCGATGCAATCAACGGAATTGTAGAAGCAGCACGTCGCAGAATGGGCCGATAAAGGACGACTTAAACGGGTGCTCTCAACTAATCTGTGACAATCAGGTTAAATGGAGTACCCGATGAGCTTATTCGACAAATATCGTCCAGGTTATACTGGCGATGACGCCTCACAAACAGAATACACTAATCTCTCAGGCAGTGATCTACTGCGTGATCGAGGTTTTATTGATGACCTAAGAAAGTATTACGACGGCAAAGGCCAGTCGTTTTCCAGTACGTCGGAAATGCTCGACGATTGGTACACTGACAATCGTTGGAAAGACAGCAACTTCTTATCCGCTGGCCTAGACATGCTTGAGTACAATAACGCAGGCTCAGACCAAGCGTTGATGGCTCGTTTGTCTAAGGCGTGGCAGAACGCACCCACTCGTGGCACAACCTTCGAGCGGGTTAAAGATTACGGCCTAGCAACAATAGCTGATCCTATTAACTTCGTACCGTACGCAGGCGCGGCTTCGAAAGCCTCTCGCGTGGCAAAGGTTGCACGGGCAGGCGGAGCTACGAAAGCAGCCGCAGCCAAGACTGCAATGAAGAGCGGTGCAAAGCGCGGTGCTCTCCTTGAAGGGTCAGTAGGCGCTGGTCTGGGCGCGAGCTTCGAAGCTCTTCAGCAGTCTCGTCAGCAGCAACAAGGCTTATCGGAAGGCTATGACGTTGGTAGGATTGCCACAGCAGGCGCACTCGAAGGTGTGTTTAGTAGTGCTATCGGTGCGCCTTTGGGTGCCCTGGCGTCTAAAGCCCCAGCACAACGCGCTCTTGAGTGGAAGGTTGGTACGCCACTAGGCGATAAGATGAATGCTCGCCTGATCGAGCTTAACGATATGGAGCGCATTGCTCAGTCCCAAGCCGCAGATGACACTCTGCCAACTGACGTGCGTGACGACGCTAAGAACGAACTTCTGGATATTGAAAAAGAACGCAGTGACACGCAGGCCGCTGTCAATCGTGCAGTCCAGATGGACAACGAGCTTGATAACAAAGCCACGGCAATAGAAACTGCCAAAGCAAATGGGGGTGATACGTCTGCTTTACAGGCTGAGTTCCAGACAAAGTACAACGAGTTTCAAACCCTTCTTTCCTCTACAGACATAGATCAGGTTACTCGCCTTTCGAACGCAGACATAAACGCCAATCGTACCGCTGAAGCACAGAGGCCGACAGAAGAAGAAGTTAAAAAAGCCAAAGAAACAGCCAAGAAGGCCAAGGAAGCTAACGCTAGTGGCGGTACGAAATCCGATACTGACGATGCTACTGGCGATGCTAATGCCGAAGCGGGTGAAGCCGAGGGCACTACTGAAACTACTGAAGCGGGCGAAGGCGCGGGCAACAACGAAGCGCCAGCAGCAGAAGCCGAGCCTATTGTTCCTATGGACGTGCCCGATACGAAGGCCGTTAATTTTAAATTTACCGAAGGGCAGAAAACAAGCTGGCTAAAGGGCTTTGGCAAAAAGGGCGCGACCCACGCGAACAAAGTGAAAAAAGCTAACGAGAAGAACGGCACTGACAACGCGCCGATTACTGAAGATGACTTAGGGAAAATCGTTGCTTCTGTAGAAAATGGCGTGAACAAGAAAGGGTTTCTGACCAAAAACGGTATGCTTGCTATTCGCGAGTTTATTGCGGCTCGTGAAGGCCGTGTTGTGACCAGGACAGCAAAGAAGCCTGATGAGGCGAGCTTCACAGACCCGAATGTAGCCGCTCAGAAGAACGCTAAAGAAGCGACTGCGAAAGCTAATGAACCTGAGTTGGCTGAAGTATCCGAAGACGCCGACGACGCGTTCTTTGCAATCGTTGAGGCGTCTGGCTACTATAAAACGCTTCGTTCTAAATCTGTACGCAACCACTTTAGTGCGGTCTTAAAGGCAGCGGCAGACGAGGGAACGCCGATGTCGGAAGATATGTCAGCGGCTATACGCCGCCGTATCGACCAGTTGGAAGGTGACGTTGGCGCGACGTACACATCTCTAAAAAGTCAGCAAGAGGTCGCTAAGTTCAAGAGCGGCATGTCTGTAGCTGCACGCAATGACGACTTAAAGTACACACCTAAACGTGTAGCAGAGGCAACTCGTAAAGTTGGTGATGCTCTTGCGTTCGACAAGTACGCAGGCAGGGTATTTAGAAACTACACAGACGTTGCTACTGGCGAGACCAGAACCTCAAGCAAGCTGAACAACTTATTCAAGGCTGGGTACGAGACCAGTGATGGTCGTACAATTACTGAAGGCGCTGACATTTTTCAGCGGCGCAACGAAACTCGTGAAGTAGCAAGGGCGCGTGCAGAAACTGACCTCACTATGGGTAAGTTAAAAGGCGTTTATCCGTTCCCCGCCCGCGCTGGGCAAGCAATTCAAGGTTCAAGGGTTCCTGCTGAAGAAGGCCAAGAAGTCTTTGGCGTGCTTATACACAATGAAAAGACAGGAAGCTCTCGTTTCTATACGTACCCAACAGAAGCTCAGGCTCTTGACCGCATGGGTGTTAAGCGAGCAGAGCAGTACAAGATCGTTGATGATAACATCAAGGGTATCTCCGTACGCGAAGAGTTTGAGAAGCTGATCGACAAGGCCGAGGACAACTTTGGCAAAGATGGAGACCTCGATAAATTCGTAGACGAAAAGGAAACCCTTAAAGCCCGAGCACGTAAGGGCGGTCTTGAAGTAGACGGACCAGAACAGCAAAAAGTTGTTGATGGTCAGGGCAACGACGTAACGGATGTACAGGAATTGCCTGATGTCCCACTTACCCGTGGCGACAAGATCTTAATGATCTTGCCTAAGACACTGGAACTAAAACCACGGGTAATGGCCCCGTACCAAGTAGATAATGGCGGCTCACTTGCGCGTCTGCTGGGTAAGCAGACGGTCGAGAATTATAATATCGGTTATGTCCCACGCGAAGTTGATGGAAAGAAAATAACCAGCGCAACAGATCGCGACAAACTCAAGAGCCTCTTTGAACCCTTAGACCAAGCCAATGATATTGGTGAACAGCCTGCACCTAAGAAGGCACAAGAGAAATTACCAGAAGCACCGCTCGACTACTCCGACGCGATGAATACTGTCGTGGATATTAAGCGATTAGCGTCCACCCCCGAAGGTAAGTCGATAGCACGTCGCCTTTATATCGGTGCCAAATTAGTGAATAGCACTAATTACGCTGACACCCTTGAGGAGTTCATGGTATCTAAGCCGTCACTTGCGGACATGGCCGATATTCTAAAGGACATAGAGAACGCAAATTTCCGCTTAGATATTCCCAACAGCACTACAGAGGTTCCTTTCGGAAACCGCCTCGATGCGATTACTGCGTATCTTCACGTACTTAACAAAGAAGTGCCACTGGGCTTTAGGTTGCCTGGTCAAGACATTGAAAAGTCTATTGTCGAGCTTCGTAAGACTGTAGGCCAAATGAACAATTCGACATTCGCTCACATCGAGAGAATGTTCCGTGCGATTGCCCCGCAAAACTCCGCGCCTGCGTTCAAGCCAATCAGCGAGTACAACCTTTCAGGGTTTGTAGATGATGACGTTGCAGGACTGTATGCGTCCAAACCACTTTCGTACCAGGAAATGCGAAGCATTGGGCCAGGATCTCCTGATGGAGACATTGGGCCAGACTTCAACAACATATTCTTAAACTCTAAGAAAATGGATAAAGACGGTACGAAGACTGGTATCTCATCTTCGTTCGTTGTGATGCACGAACTTGGTCATTGGGCGTACATGAACCTAATGACACCAGAAATGAAGTTAGAGTTCTGGCAGTCAGCCAGCAAATACTACGACCAAAAGGGTAGATTTGACGGTGGGTTCGTATCTGATCGCGTCGAAGGCACGTTGCTTGACGCGTATTCACCGATGGTGCGTGACGGCGCTGATGTCGCTGGTCTCACGAATGCAAAGCAAAACCCTGGTGAACTTTTCGCAAACCAGTTCGCACTTTGGGCGCACCACAAGTTCGATGCACCAATAGCACCGATGAGCTTCTTCGAAAAAGCGACAAAGCTAATACAGAAACTTTGGAAGCACATTACGAACCGTCACATAGTTGACCCAGAACTTGAGCCGATCTTCGAGAAGATGATCGCGAGCAAGGATGAGGCTCTTCGCGTACGCTATACGATGCCCGTAGAAGCTCAGACTAAGCTGGGCCAGTCTCTACGAATAAGATACGATCAGGTGAGCAAGGCGGTACAAGACTTTGAAGCCGCAAGGGACGGCTTCCCAGAAATGCACGACATCGAAAAGATGGGTCTCGCTTCGCGTAGATTGGCAGCTACATTCCAAGGTATTGCCATGACGAAACGTGACCGTGCTATATTGGCGTCCCGCGAAGGTCGTGCGACAGCAACGGATCGAGCTTTAATTGAGGGATACACTGGCGCATTCCAAGCAATCAAGGGCCACACAAAACTTAGAGGGTTTGCTAAACAGATCAACGAGCTTACTGGGTCTGTTGATTATGCCGTGGATACTGTGAATGATCAAATCCCCGACGACGGGAACTTCTGGGAAAATTTGGCAGCAATGGGTGGCACTAGCTATCACCCCGATATGGCCAAGGACATGATCGCCCTTTGGGACGGCGGGCTTGGTAAGTACGCCAAGGGTAAATTAGAAGAGATCAATGAAGCCTATATGAATGTAGAGTATGGCGACATTCCCGAAGCTAAGATTTCCGATGAGCTTCTTGCTACGCGCGAACGGGTCGGCCTCACTCCTAAGATGATGGAGAAGATCGCCAGCAAACAGAAAATGAAGGCCGCAACCAATCGTCAGCGGCGCAACTTCAAGAAGTCACTAGAAGCAATCATGAGCAAACAGGGCAAGTCCAATAAGGAGGAGTTCAAGGGTCAGGTTGTAAAGGGCACGAAGGGTGGAGATACAAGCAAGTATTCCCTCGCAGAAGCCTTGGCTGAGTACCGCCGACAAATTGACGTTGACGGGAAGCCGACAGAGTTTGGCGGCAAGTTAGCAAATCGTGTTCGCCATCTAGTAAAGACAGACGTACAAGATATTGTACTGACCGAAGAAGAGCAGGCTATCTATAATACTTGGCAGTCCAAAGAAAAGGTCAAGGGTGGTGGCAACAAAGGAAAAGCCAACGCCGTTCAGAAAGATGAACTTGCTCTGGGCCTAGCTTTCTCCGCAGACGGAGAGACAATAAAGGGTCTTGGCGCAACGCCAGAACAGGCAATGAATATAATGAAGAACCTTATTCGGACGCGTGCGGCTAATCGCGCGGCTAAAAAAGGTAGCCGCGAAAGCAACGCAGTCGAGAAAGCCATCATTGTTGAGCAGGCCCAAGACGCGGGTACAGCTTTCGAAAATGGTATTCCGCCCAATGCTACAGTTAAAATGCGTGAGTACCTACGTGGGATTACTCATCGAGACAATCAGACCGAGCTAGTGTCCCGTACCATTACGGCCCGCCTTGCGCGACTGGGTGTGGAGAGCCTGCCACAGTCTGTTGATGCAGCTTCGTACGGTTCGTACCGTAAGGTCGTTCGTACGGTCGGTACGAACCTCGTACGTGGTGATGACATATCTGGCGCAGTATCTTTCGTAGGTGAGGCTCTGTACTCAAGTCATGCAGTTAGCCACTCCACTCGTAACGTATTTGCCAAAGCAAGCTCTGTACTCGGCATTCCACAAGAGCGTCTTTTCGCTGACGTATTGGTTGAGGCAACAGACCTCACTTCCAATAACCCGCAGATCAAGGCTATTCAGAATATCATGGACGGCGAGGACATGGATTTCTTTGACGACTTCATCGAGGAGTTGGACGATGAGATCATGGAAGCAACTGGCTACGTACTAAACGGACTTATAAGCAGCCTTCCAGCACGAGAACGCTTCTCTATGATCACTGCGTACGGAGATATGATTGGTTCCGCCAGTCAAAGAAAAGGAAGTCCACGCGCACGATATGGCGATAGTGTTCCAGCGGAGTATGCGATTGATCACGCTAATGAGATCATGGAAGACTACTCGATGGCTGGATATGAGGCTGTTCGTGAGTTTACAGGCGACAACATAGTACCAAACTTTACCAATGGTCAGGCTAATGGGATCTTTGGTCGAGGTACTTATGTGACCCGCCAACCTCTCAACACGGTTCAGAACAGACGCGATGAGATAATAAGCTCTGCCTCTGCTGAAAAGCGAGAGGACATAATGGAGATCGTTGACGCTCTTGAGATGACGCGATCCAAGATAAACAACGCTCGTATAGACGGCTCGGCATCGGGACAATACATCGACAAGCTATACGCACTAGACGATGTACTAAGCGAAGAGCTTGCAGGAATGGGTGTAAACCTTAGAACTGAGACTAACCCAGTCTTTATACGGGACTTGGAGCCTGCCTTGTTTACGAACGAAATGACCGTTCGTAGCCCAATAGTTAAGGCCATCATCAGTCACCTTAAAGCAAGCGGCAAGCCCAGAGAAGCAGGCGAGTTGTCAGCAATACGCGGCATCTACACAGCGGAAAATATGGCCGCTGAGATAATTGGTGTCATTGGTGGCCTCCGCAAGTTTAAGAGGGTGATGAAAGATGCTGGCTTTACAAGCATCGAAGCCAACGGTGAAAAGGTCATGCTGTCTAATAGGGATGTGCGCTCCATACGGAGTGATGTCTTTGATGACGCAACGACAATCATTGGTGAGAACGCGAATACGCACTCGATAAATGGGCGTATTATGGAAGCAGCTACAGTTGGCTCACCTGTTCGCGTACTAAACCAAGCAGCTACAGAACTTGAGCAAGCGGGCGTACCAGCTCGTACACTTGAGGCTATGATCTCTGTAGCACGCGGTCGGGGTATGCCCTCAGAAGCAGCATCCGAAATACGAAAGTCCAACATCTTCAACCCAATCCGTACAAACTCTAAGATTATGGATCGGTCTGGGTTAAAAACCCTGGCTAACTTCTTCGAACCGAAAGACGGAAGTGGCGGGCACTTCGAGCGTACGAATGCACGCATGGGTAAGTTCGTTATTCCCCTCACAAAGTTACTGAAGCAGCTTCCTGATAGCAGCAATAAGCTCGTAAACTACTGGCGTACTGGCCCGCAGCTAATGGCGGAAAGCGCCATGGGTGCTATGGGCATTAATCCGAAACGTCGGATGACACAGCCAGCCAGCCACATGCGTATTATATCTGCGCTTAGAGATGAGAACAAAGCATCATCTCTGATCCCTCAAGAAGCAGAGGTTTACAATCACGTACGCGGTTACTTGGACGAAGCTACGGGTAGGTTAAAGGCATCAGGCGCTATCGTCGGAGAAATAAAACGGAACTACTTCCCGCAAGTCTGGCGCAAGGACTTGATTGAGGCTGACCCAGAAGAGTTCGTACGGCGCTTAAAGAAATACTTTCTTGCTGAACGGAATGGTGCGGGAGATGCAGCCAAGGCTGAGACTTCAGCACGCCGCGTCGTTCAGAGATTGCTTGATGAGGACGGTGTGTTCTCCAATCCCGCCCAGAACTTTAAGCGCATGTCTAACAAGGCAGGCGATCAGTCTGATCACTTGGATTACAATCGCTTAATTAGGTTAGATGAGTTCCCAGAATTTGCGGACTTCGATACTCCTGATAGCTTGGCTGTGTTCCTAGAAAACGATGTCCTTGTTGCCATGACAAAGTACAGTGACAACCTCGAACACCGTATCGACATAACTGAAGAGTTCGGAGTAGGTGCCCACGGGTATCACGACTACTTGTCTATCGTAGCGCAACCGATGAATGGGGTTAAGGTCATCGGTAGCTTGCTGTCATCTAACAAGATCATAAACGCCAACTATGTACGCTCTGGTGGTACGGATCATGGGGTCAGGGAGAGTATCTTTGACAACAACTACTTCTATGCACCTATTAAAGAAAAGTTCGCAGCCGAGAGAAAGGCAGAAGAGCTTATCAATATGGCGCAGGGTGGTTCAAGCGCAGCAGAGATCGAAGCAAATATAATGGATGTCTTGGGTGAAAATCTGTCTGACAATCCAGATGCTGTCATGCTACGCAACAACTTCCGCAAGAGAGCGAAAGCTGTCGCCAGTGCGCTATCTGATACTGAAGGATTGCAGAAGGTCACGTCGAACCAGAACTTGCGCCACGCGCAAGGCTTTATGAACTCTGCGATGCGGCGTCCTGTTGATGGGGTGCATGGTACTTACTCTATGGTTAATGCCTCCAAGTGGTTGCGCGGCGTGAATGCGGTAACGCTCCTGGGCTTCACCACACTTACTTCCCTGGGCGACTTGGTTCTTCCGTTGATACGCACAGGAGACATCGGTGCGTACACTAAGTCACTTCGTAAGTTTGCGACTGACCCCGAGTATCGTGACATGATACGCAACATCGGTGCGGCAACTGAGAACGCAGTACATCAACGTCTAACAGTTGCGCATGGTGTAGACAGTACGCAGTTCATGACTGGGTTCTTTAACTCTACATTGCTCACTCCCTGGACAGACATGATGAGAGATGTAGCGGGTGCCGTTTCGTACGAGCACCTGAAGGCGCAGCACAGGATCTTGAGAACCCGTCCAACATCACGGGCTGGTCGTATTGCTCGCCGCATACTTCGTGAGGAAGGTCTAGCTGAGTTCGTAGACGATCAGTCACTTGATATGGACTTGATTATGGAAAGTCGTTTCTCAGGAAACGAGCACCCATTGGCTGACAAGCTGGCGTCGTCAACAATAAAACTGACCAACCAGATGATATTCACGCCCAACCCGAATGACATTCCGCTCTGGGCGCAGACACCTCTTGGTGCGATTGCGTTCCAGTTGAAGTCGTACCCGCTCATGATGACCCGACTGGTCAACAATGTTGCGGGTGAGGCATTCCGTGGGGATACTGTTGCGGAGCGTGGCGCAAACTTTGCCAAGGCATTCGTAGGCGCAAGTGACAATCGCCTTGGACCGTTGGCGGCTCTGCTGGTCGCTGGCCCTGCAATGGGTGGTGTGGCTGTAGGTGCCAAAGATATTGTTCAAGGACGTGGTGGCGAGGACAACAGAGAGTTTGAGCTTAGAGAACGCAAGCTATCTGAGACAATAACAGGAGCCTTCGAAGACAACGAAGACATGGACATGCTGATGGGCTGGTACTTTGACGGTATGGTAGCTCTAGGCGGCATGGGCCTGATCGGTGAGCTTATGTACGACATCGGGTCACAGACTGATAACGGTGCGTATGGAGCGCAGCGCACTCTGGAAACCATTGGAGGGCCGACTGTCGGACTATTCAATGACGCCCAGACAGTTCTTCAAGGCGGTCGCTCTTGGCTTGATGGTACGGATGCTAATGGAATGCGCCGTGCGGCTACTCGCGAAGTGGTCGGACGAGTTCCAGTTCTCGGCGGCGTATCGTGGGCGAAGGAAGCCATCGTCGATGGCATCGCAGGAGAACGCGGAGCGGGTGGTAGAAAGAAAACTTCTGGATATGGTGGAGGATTTGGAGGAGGGTACTAACCCTCCTTACTATCCATCTCTATGGCTTCCCAGCCAGTACCTACGTAGCCAGCAATATCTACCCAGCTATCCATCTTTCGTGGAGATGTCGTCATACGCGACAACTTCACGATAATCATAATCATTGCCACATGCTCTACGCGAACACGCTCCCCATCTTTCAGAATGGATCTCAGTATGACCGTAATCATTGATGCGATGTCGGAGAAGTTATCGTACGGCTCGCCGTACTCTTCGTTTCGGTCTGCGTTAATCAGGCGTTTGGCTTCATCTAGCGGAAGATCTCTGGGTTTAGATACCACGAAGATACCCCATCTTAACCATATCAATCTCTAGTTCTGTCGCTTTACACTTCAGCTCTACCATGCGCTCTTTCTCGTGGCGCAACTTTGTCTTTGCCCTGTGTATGTCGTCGATATTCGTTGGGTCTAAAGCCTCAAGACGTTCGTAGATACTTTCGATCTCGGCTTCTTTTCTAATGATGCCCGTTCGGGCGTCACTAAGTTCTTTGAATTTTTCCATGAAACTTATGCCTTCTGTGTAGGTCTGAACATTTCATACTTATCACAGGCATCAAGTGCTTCTCGTCCCGTTAGTTTACATGTCCATCCACCATTTTTATTGGCGAAGCTGTGCTCGCAAAATTGGCAGGCGGGGCTAACGTCTGGGATATTCCAACAGCTTTCCCTCTTGAAGCACGACTTGCAACGCCAGTCTTCGGGTGCCGCTGAGACGCGCACCGCCTGCCCATCAAGTGCAGCCTGTATCTTTACGTACATTGTGTCCCATTCTTCTTGGTCGAATGAAACGATCTCGGCGTGATATTGAGAGTTGTTTTTGTTGTACGCAACGAACAGACTACGCTCGATCCTAAACATCGCCATCATCATTTGCATCTGGCGATAGTATCTTCTGTGAGACGACTTGACCCCTGTGGTCTGGAACTTCTTGAAGTTCGCATCATTCATGGATTTGATCTCAAGAATAGCTTGACCCGATCCATCTTCGAAGTCCACTAGCCCATCAGAGTGACAGGATACGTGACCGTTAAGCCACTCCCTGCGATGCTGACGACCAGTCATGTCGTCTTTTTCGTACACCCTCAAGTCTGCACGTTTCTTCAGATCGAATACGACCCAATCCTCGATGCGGTGCCCTGCAAAGAAGATACGTTTTAGCTGTGGGTCTGGGGCTACATCAGGGAACCCGCGAAGAGACAGGGACATTTGCGCGATGCAATCTGTCCCTGCCATGGAAGCACCGATGTAACATCGGGCCTCTCCACGACTTTCGTTGGCGTAACCCTCGTCGATGTCCGCAACTAGCTTCTTTGCTATGGGGTGTACTGGGTGCATTAGAATGGGATCTCGTCGTCCAAGGGCTTCGATGCGGTTGCCTGATCCTTTTCAGCGGGTGGTGCGAAGTGATAAGAAACCTTTGCTTGGTTCTTACCGTTGTATTCTTCGTTCTTCACATTGATGCCTACAGTCTTGCCCTTAAAGAAGGCTGGGGCTGGCGCTTCTTTGCCATCATGACCAAGCGTCAAAAGAAGTTCTTTCAACTGCTTCCTGCCAACATCAGTCGCGGCAGGGGAGCCGCCGTGATATACGTATATCCACTGACGGATAGACCCGTCAGTGTTGTCGTACGAAAGAACAAGGCGAGCAGTATTTTTCGCATCATCTTTCTCTACAGCCGCGTCTGTAATCTTCACAACGTGCCGTCCCATACCCAGAATGCGGGTTGTTTTAACTTCGACACCTGATAAATCCATGCCTTCTAAGCCCATGAAATCACTCATTAGGTTTTTCTCCTTGGTAGTTTTTGTATTCAGCATCAGTCATATAGATGCGGCTAAGTAATTCAGTAACGTCATCAACCTCTTCGAATGCGTCGAGGCGACGGTGCGGGTCACGCACTTTCCCATGCCAACCATTTACGTTGTCGGTAATTAAGTATCGGCGGACAGAAACCTTGCCGCCCTGCTCGGACGTTTTACGCACGAGAGGGAAAACATTGTCGTAAAGGGCGGGGATAAGGCGTTGCACTTTTTTCTGCACCATCATGGGCCAGTAGTTCGTCACGCCGTTATCGTCGTTCTCTTCGTTGGCCAGCGCAGTTATAAGAACGTGCATAGGTAGGTCACGTACCCATTTGAGAGCAAACGTAATCTTGCGTTCGTACATGCCCCACTTCTCAAAGCCGTTGCCTGATCCAGCCATCTCAGCCTCGACATCAGAGAAGCACTTCTGAGAAAGCTCAGTCGCACTGTCTATGGCGATCCATTTGTAGTCCTGAGTTCGGAAGTCATCTGAGTTGATGTACTGCATCAGATCCTTGAATGAATACTGTCCGTCCTTTGGCTTCCGATCAAATGTCGAGAAGGGCAAGTAGTCGATGGACATATCACTAATAGATGATAGCCCACTTTCGCCACTAAGTATCAGTCCCTTACCGTACCGCTTTGCGTAGTTAGCGCATTGCGTTGTCTTGCCTGATCCGTGTGGCCCATAAACGAGGGACTTAGATGCGGACGCAACTGAAGTATCGTTGGTTTTTAGAGGTGTGATTTTCATGTCTGAACCTTGATTGTGGGTGAGCCGCATTCGATGGTTAGCGCTTGCTTCAGCACTTCCCTTACGTTGTCGGGGGCGGCTTCGTATTTTTTCCGATCAACGAGAAAACTTTGGTTGACGCACTCAGGAAGTCCTGCAACCTCGAATGTATCCTTCAACAACTTTTTATCCCATGACCATTTCTCGGGAACCTTGATCATCAGGGTACGCCCGTCGTCCATTTCTATGGGGTATTCGCCAGCCTCTTGAGGTAGATCACCAAGGAGTATTGCTTTAAGGTAATCCAAAGATACTTTAACTTCTTCGCTTTTCGCCAGCAAGTTAGCGTACGTGGTTGCGTTCTCACGCAATCTGTCTGCCTTGGGGTGTTGCGGTATAGGTAGTAAAGTATCTCCGAATATCATATCGTCCATGATGTTTATCCTTGAATATTGACGATCTATTTTAAGATCAAAGGTTGTGCTGTAGTAGTGTATATGATACATCCTTGAGTATTACAAGAGGAAAACAAAAAAAATGCACTTCGATATACAAAGATTGATCGACGATCTCGGTGGAGCACCCACCGTTGCTAAGTCGTTAGGCATCTGTAGAACCACGCCGTATGGCTGGGTACGCAGAGACTTTGTTTCCTCCACTTACCTATCAAAAATCAAAGAGGTATGGCCCATGCTTGACCTCGATCAATACTTCACGGAGGAACAAAACTATGGAGATACTAGACGCAGCGCTAGAGTATCTTGACCGAGGCTGGGCTGTCATACCGATCAGTCCAGACACTAAGAAGCCGCTCGTAAAGTGGGGCCATTATATAGACCAGAACATTATGCCGACAGAACAAGAGGCATACGAATGGTTCGATAGATGGCCCAACGCAAACATCGCGCTGCTTACTGGTGAGATGACAGGTCTTGTTGTTGTTGATTGCGATAACGAGGGAGCCGTCAAGGAAGCGGAAGGTCTTGGCTTGACGCGTACACCTGTAAGTGTGCGCACTAAGAAGGGTTGGCACTATTACTTCGAGTTCCCGAAAGGGTCTGACTGGATTAAGAATAGAGTTGGGTCCGATGGGAACAGTAAGGAGTGGCCTCGCGTTGACGGGTTAGACTTGCGCGGCAGTAAGGGTTATGTCCTTGCGCCGCCGAGCAAGAACTACGAATGGCGGGTGGCTCATGGAAACGACTTCGATGACATCCCTACTTACTCAGCGCCGAAGCTCACTGCGGAAGTATCGAACGTCATAGACTTTAATTCCTTTCGGTTGGAAGGAATGAGTTTAGAAGACATTCATGTAGATCAACCGATCTGGAACCGAACTGAAGAACTTGTTTCTCGTATTGGTAAGCTGCCCGATGGTGGCGGCAACGGTAGAGATGATCGCCTGTACAAATACATATCGTCCTTGGCGGGTCAGGGTGAGACAGTTGATGAACTTATAGAGGGCGCTGGTCGCTTCATGGATGCGTTCTTTCAGAACCACATAGAAGAGAGCAAGGTAAGGCAGATGTGCGAACGAGCTTGGAGCACTGAAAGCTCTGGGTCAGAACTGTCAGCCAAGCCGAAGGCACCCGAAAAGCCACCATCGTACAAGCCCATTACAACAAGCGACCTCGACGAACTACAAAGCTACGTAGACAACATGAGTTTCTTCATCGACCCGATTGCTCCAACGTCAGGTACAATCATACAGGTCTTTGGATACTCTGGTCACGGCAAGTCAATGTTCGTTCGTAATATATTGTACGCGGCATCTTCGGGTCAGCATAGATTTGGGCCATTCGACATGAACGAGAAGTCTCGGGTTTTGTACTTTGACTTCGAGAACAGTAGGTCGAACGTGGCTAAATTCCTAGACAGATCTAAGCGCAGCTTCGGTGACGCGGGTAATGACTTCATGATATGGGCACCGTTCCATGATCAGCGCGACATGAACCTGATGAACGAAGCGGGTATCAAGAACTTTGAACAATGGATCAAGGCTACGAAACCCACGCACGTTGTGATCGACACGATCCGATCAGCGTTCCCAGGTCTACAAGAAAACTCTGCCGAACAATGGGGGTACATAAATACTTTGTGCCTCAAGCTGCGAAATGCTGGGCTGTGCGTATGGTTGCTTCACCATAGCAACAAGCCAGGTGAAAGCGGTACGTCAGGTCGCGAAGCGGGTAGCTCTAACCAGTTGACCGTACTCGAAACCCAGATCAAAGTTACACAGGTCTTCTGGGATCAGGAGACAGCGGACGTAAAGGCTGGGATTTATGAGGGTAGTATCACCGCAAGCCCGTTTGTGGATATGAATGTTGCGGCAGAAGCAGAGGGCAGGCGTATAGATGTCATGATGCAGTTGCGGTACGGCAAGGTGCGTGAGTGGTCAGACGTTCACGAGCCTGTATATAATATAGCCTTCACCTCTTCGACAGAAGACGACACTGTATCTATCATGTCACCAAGGACAGCGAGGCAGCGGACCATGACCTTCGCTCAAGAATGGACAGACGCTTCTGGCGCAGTAAGGCCACCTCTCTCCGACATAGAGATAGCCAGTCGGGTGGGTCGCCCTGTGTCTACGATAGCTGAGTGGACTGAAAAGGTTAGGGCGACATCCGCCCCATCTTGGGCAGCTAACTCTCAATAAAAAAATCCCTCGACGTAGTTGATACCTAGCGTCGAGGGAGTTTAGTCTGGGAGAAAAACAGTATGTATAGTAAACACCTAAAGTTTAGCACTGAGACCAAAAAGTTTGCAACAAAAATCTAAATTATTTTTCGCTTAAATACCGAAAAGACTTTCGTACATTTGTTCGTACCCGAGGCGATAAAATCGCTGCTCTCTTTGTCTTTGTCCTGCTCTCATACGAAGTAATACATTACTTCGTATTCGCTTGCAGTCGCCTACATCGCTTGCGATTTTATCGTCTTTGTCGGAAATGTCAATACATACGCATATATTTTTTACCACCTAAAGTTTACAGTAAGTTGTGCATATGTTACAAGTCGAGACATGTTTACGCAAGAAACGGTAACGAACGCGATCATGTCAAGAAAAATCAAGTTACCTGATCAAGAGGTGACTTGGCTCCGAAAGCATCACAATGACTTCACTCACAAAGAATTAGCTGAGAAGTACGAGGTGTGTCTTGACACGCTAAAGAGATTGCTCATGCGGCTTGAACTTCAATATTTTCCAGGTGCCAAGTATCAGATCAAGCCTGCGCCCGCTAAGTGGAGCAGACCCTGCATTCTCTGCGGGTGTGATGAACCTCGCCCCAAGAACCAGTACAGATGTGACACTTGCGTAGACCGTGAAGGAGACGCCGAGCGCGTAACCCTCGAACAGCATCAACAAACTCAGGCTCGCAAGAAGCCTTACAAGCCAGAGGTTCCTTGGTAATGGGCAATCCACAGAAACGAAAAGGCGACAAGTACGAAGTCGATTTAGCAAAGTGGTTCAACGAGAACATCTTCAACGAAGAGCGTTGCCAACGTGCCCCTCTAAGCGGTGGTGGTAAGATAGGATTACAGGCTGGTGGTGCTGACATACTCGGTACGCCAGACGTGTTCATCGAAGCCAAGCGAGTAGAGCGCCTTAACGTACGAGACGCGATGCGCCAAGCGGAGCGCAACATAGACCAGACAAAATCTCCCGAAGCACCCGTAGTCGTGACGAGACGAAATCAAGAAGCACTAGACGACAGCCTAGTAGTCATGCGCCTCAAGGATTGGCGTCACATGTACGCAGCTCTTCTTGAAAAGCGAGGGTTCTTGTGAAGGTTCTGTTCTTACTTATATGGTTTCGGGCAGTACCAGATGTGGGCGTCAGCTATCATCACTTAGGTTCGTTCGACAATGAGACTAAGTGCGAGACAGAATTACGTAGAGCTTCGGTCTTGGTGAACGACAAGCTAGAGACAATAGAATGTATTCAAGTCCAGGTGTACAACTAAGTCACCTCCGAATGTAGGTACATGCCCTATAACTCCATAGGCAAAGGACGACACTCCCGTACGAAAGCATTAGTTTATTTCAATGGCACGTAGATCAAGCCCAAATTCAAAACGCGGTCGAGCAGCTAAGTCTGCGCGACAGAAAATATTACGTACACCCAAAACTACCGTGTCGGTCAATGGAGTTGTACGCCGTGGCAGTAGCCGAAGTAATCGCCCTAGCAAGCGCAGCTAACTCTGCTTACGCAGTTATCAAGAAAGCTGTATCGAATGGTCGTGAGTTGTCTTCCGTCGCTTCATCTATAGGCGTGATGCTAGACAGCGAGACCAAGTTAAAAGACGCCAGTAAGAAAAAGAGTTCCCCCTTCACCAACCTTCTTGGCAAGGGTGCATCTGACTTCGAAGCCTTTCAGAAACTTGAAGAGATGAAGGACAACAGAAACTCCCTTCGCTCAATCTGCATGTTGTATGGAAAGCCAGGGACTTGGGAACGCTTCGTACAGTTCGAGGCCGAGGCAAGACGTAAGAGAGCGGAAGCTCAGAAGCGAGCTGAAGAAGAGGCGGAAAGAAGACTGGTCGTCATTTCGTACTGCATCGCTGGCCTCATCGCCGCATCGGGTTTCGGCGGCTTCGCTTACTATGTTCTTTGGTACAAGGGGGTTGTGTAATGTACGTGATGGTAGTCCTCCTCATAATGGGTAGTGAGTACAAGATACACGCGGCCCCTCTGCTATTCAGAGACCACAGATCCTGCCACCAAGAGAAGGTAGATTACGAAAAGACTTTAGAAAAGACGAAGCCTAGTGACGGTTCGTATAGTGTGCGTTGCATACAGATGAACACTTCGTCGGCGGCAGCTCCGCTGGTGCGGAGCCGCTTGATAGCCGATAGCAGGAACTGAGGAACAAATGGTGGGCCTAGAACATATTATTACTATAGCTGTCGCAATCGCAGGCAGTGCTGGCTTCTGGTCCTTCATGGCCGTACGAGAAAAGCAGCGTCGGGATGCCAACTCCGAATACCAAACCACACTAAAGACACAGGTAGATAGGCTGGCTAACAAGTTGGACGAAAAAACCTCGCAAATAGAGGCACTATTAAAAGAGATAGCGGAGTTACGCTCAGATTTATCAGCGGCCAAAACAACCATCACTCACCTAGAGACACTCCTCCGCAACAGATGATTGGCAATTCAAGACAACATATACAGTGGCAGAGCAGCAGAGTTCTACGCCGCTTATGTCATGGAGAACATGGGTCTTCGTATAACTCATGTCGATCTACCGTACGATGATTTGTGGGCAGCAGTCCCTGGTGGAAAGATCGTACGAGTACAAGTCAAGTCTTCCTTACGCCCACAAATAAGAACAGATGTGGCGTGCCGTACGAAAAGATACGACTTCAAGGTGAACCCACACCGACGTTCCTCCTACGATGGCGTGTATATCTTTGTCGCTCTCGACCAAGAGCTAATGTTTGCACGCAGATGGGACGACAAGCCCCCAATATCTCTTAAAGTTAATATCCGAGAGTTCACACCAGAGCATCAAGCTGAAACTTTACGACGGGAGTTTAACCTATGAGAAAGATCGACAAGATTGTAGTTCATTGCAGTGCTACAAGACCAGATTGGATGTCAGCAGATGGCATCAACGAACAGCTAAAAGAGATAGACAAGTGGCACCGCGAACGCGGGTTCGACATGATCGGGTACTCGTACCTAGTGTCTCGAAACGGCGAGGTCGTACAGGGTCGCCCCCTCGAAAAAACTCCCGCCGCCCAGAAGGGTCACAACACAGGATCAATCGCTATCTGTCTGATCGGTGGCTTCGGATCTGACGCCGACGACTTGGCAACAGATCACTACACTCCTGTTCAGCTTGCCCGTGCGTACGCCCTTATCCGTGAGCTACAAGAACAGTTCAATGTAAAGAACGACAACGTACTAGGACATAACAGATTAAGCACCAAGGCGTGCCCAGGCTTCCGAGTTCAGAAGTGGTTGGCTGGCATGTCCCTATCGGAAGCTACGCAGAAGAAACCAGAGCGTACGAAGGCTGGCCAAAGTAAGACGGTCAAGGCTTCTGCTGCAACTGTCGCCGCATCCGCAGGCACAACTGTCACCGCCCTCTCGGGCATGAACGAAAACGCTCAGTACATCATCCTTGGATTTGCAGGCATCACTATCCTGTTTGGTTTATACATAATGCGGGAACGACTTAAAGCATGGTCAGAAGGCTGGCACTAAATGTTCGGTATGCAAAAACTTCAGCTATACGCGCTGGTTGGCGCGGCATTCGTACTCGGGCTGCTTGGAATTTATTCGGCAGGCGTCGCGCGGGGGCAAGATAAAATCAAGAGAAAGATAGACGAGAAGCGTTTAGCCAACGTCAGATCACAAAGGAAAATCACAAATGAAATTGACGACCTTGATCAAGATGAGTTGTTTCACCGTGGGACTAAGTGGATGCGCGACGATTAGTGGTGATACGTATTGTGATATAGCCGCGCCGCTATATTTTGAGAACGAAGACACAGTTAATTTCCTCATCGAAAAAGATGAGGATCTATTAAAGACCATATTGATACACAACGAGACGCACCAAAAGGTGTGCGAATAGGGTATTGATAATTCCACTGACTGCTTCACGTTAAGTGTATGGAACGACTAATAAATAAATACGGCAGTCAGCTCTCACAATTAGAGTACGAACTTTTGGTATTGCCGCCCAAAAAAGAGTTGGACGAACAGCACAATCGTGCGCGCACTTACTTCATGTCTTCTCATACGCGACGTTGCTTCGGTATATTGGTTATACGCAACACCCTTCACAAAGAACTAACAACTATAACTGACACCGCCAAGTTACTTGGCATCAGTCGCAACTCTGCCGAGACTATCGCAAACGATTGTGAGGCCGAAGGTTGGATAGAGAGTGACAGAACTACAAGTAACCGTCGTTATCTGTATAGCACCCCTTTTTTACTAGAGGTCTGGTCATCATACGCCGAAAGAATGCGCGAGGTGTCAAGTAGTATCGACTTCAGTAGCACCCATATAGCTATCAAGGCGCTCGGAAAGTTATAGCCAAACCACTTGGTGTTTCCAAGCATCGCTTTGTAGTGCATATCTTACAGCCTACTTAATAAAAATAATAATGAAGCAGCAACAGCAGCTTACAGGAGAAGTGTGTTTAACAGATCGAAAGGTGTTGACAAAGATGTATCATAACCACTACATAGAAGACAGCTCAGAAACCTCTGGGCATTTTAAATCAACAATGGATCGTTATGAAACAATGTCAAACAGTACACAAAGTCTTCGTTTCGAACTTGCCAGACTTGAGGCAAAGCTCGACATCATCACCAATCTTTTACTGCAAAGCACAAATGCGGCACCAGCTATCAAGGAAGCAGCCAATCCAGTTGCACCCGCCGAGCTGTCTTTACTTCGTACCATGACAGCGAAGCAGCATGTGACTGCCCAATTCTTAATAGAAGGCTGGTCAAACAAAGCCATAGGAGATGTTCTTAATATAGCAGAGAACACCGTTAAGCTGCACGTTCGGGCCGTATGTAAGAAAGTCGGTACTAAAACCAGAGGCCAAGCTGCCTTAGTAATACACGACATACTCGACCGCGTTGACCCGACTGAGTACCAAAGATCTTCGGGCGGCTTACCAATCGACTGGGCTAGAACCTACGACGGTTCCAAGCCTGACCCATATGAAAACTTATATCGAAAGGAGGACTAAACTTTGCCGCTCTTCAAAGTTAAGAAGCGCAGCGGTGGAAAAATGTATCAAGCGGTTGGCTCGTTCCAAGGTTTCCGCGTTCGACATTCTCTAGGAACCAATGACTACGTACATGCAAAAGAACTATGCGCTGAGTACGAAGCGAAGGTTTTAGCAGGAACTATAAAGCTCGGGCAGAAATCAATTCATGGAGCACAGAACAGATTTAAATCTGTCGCTCGCCGCTATCTCAAATCGCCCCACACGGGGAGCAGCAAGTCAACCAAGGAGTACGTCATGCGTCTCGTCAATCACTTCGGAGAGTTTCAGATCAACAAGATCGACCTCAACGATGTTGAAGAATATGTAGAGGAGAAGCATGTCAATCGTGGCAATGCGAACTCAACAATTCGCAGAGACCTTAACCAACTCCAAGGCGTACTCAACTTCGCTGCATCCCTCGGGTTACGTGAACCAGTAAAGTTAAAGAAGCCACGCGAAGGCAAGCACAAAACGGATACGCTATCGCAAGAAGAGATCGACACAATCTTTCCCGACTTGCATCCAGACATCCGCCGCCTTTGCAACTTCCTACTCCATACTGGTGCTCGTCCCATTGAGGCGATGCGTCTGACCTATGACAACGTAGACTTCAGCAACAACACTGTAGTCCTCGGATCGTACAAAGGTGCAGATGGAGAACTTAGGGAGCGTCGGGTGCCCCTCAACGACAAGGCACTCTTAACAATCCCACGCAGTGATCCACCCCCTGCGTCGTACCCATTCATGATAGACGGGCGACCGTTCGAAACTAACAAACAGATTGGGTATCATTGGCGTAAAGTGACCGACAGGCTAGAAATAAGAAAGTCACCTTACACCTTGCGACATACATTCGCTACGCGTCTTGCGCGTAACGGAGTACCACCCAAAGTAATCGCAGATTTACTTGGGCACTCAGATCTAAAGATGGTGATGCGTTACATGAACACCACTTACGAAGATCATAAAGCAGCCGTGATGTCCCTGTAACTGGGTCAGACACACAACGAGAACGAAGACCGAAAGTTATGAAAAGATTTATGGATTTACCTATTGCAGATCATAAGCGTACAGACTATTCCGATCCACGGAGATGTGGCCGAGTGGTCGAAGGCGCTCCCCTGCTAAGGTATTTCCATACCAACTACCATAACTTTCGGTGCTTATTGAGCAGCCCAAGACGTGACAACTCTTGGTTTAATAATCACCTGCATCGTTAAAGATGCGCCAGAAATATGGTACTAAAAAATGACAAATCACACAACTTCAGTGCTTGAAATAACCAACTTAACAATAAGTGGATCAGCCTACGCCCAGACCAGTGAAGGAGATACATGTTACATATCAGTCAACATGGCGCAGGCAACCAACGTGGCCATCGGAGACAGATACTACGCACAGATGAAGGATAACTATCCAGAGCGATCTTACGTCGCAAAGTATATCGCCATCTATCTCGACGTGAACCATGAGGAAACCTACATTGTAGGTGAGGACGAAGACTACTACGACGAAGACGGCATCGTAGTAGACGAAGATCCACAGCCCACGAAGGTTGTCACAACTCAAACCCCGAGATCAGTTGTGGAAACTGTGACTGCCACACCCAGTTTGCACGATATAAGAGAACAAATGTTTAGTATTTTGCTAGACATGGACAACTCTGAACTCGACGACATGATCATCGGTATCCTCGACGTGGACGCGATGTCATTCGTTGATGTCCTTTGGTCCGTCCTCAACGTCAATCAAATAGCTTTGAAGGATATGAACAAGGCACAGAAGGGATGCTACACCAAGGTCCAAAGTCGTTGCATGACGTTAGCGCGCGCGGGTAAACTGGTGGAGGCCAGCTATACCACCCACAACGCGCTCGGACAGTCCAACACGTCGCTCGTTTATGCACGTCGAATGGAACAGGTAAACCCAACTCTCGTTTAGTAAACGCTGGGCCTTCTCGGGTGCCCCCCTGCGCAGATAGATAATCAAAATAAAGGGCGGTCAGTTACCGCCCTTTATCAATTCCATCACCCGATAAATCCTACTCGTCGGAGTAGTCGCGCCGACCAACTCTGTTCGTACGCGCTCGATCATTTTCTTTTTCCAGTCCTCATTCTTCAGCGCCAACGTCAACGCCAGCACGAGCATGTCGTTGTCTCGCATCTCTTGCGTAACTCCACACCGTACGTAACCATCGTCGTCAATCGAAAGCGCTGGTGTCTTCGTGTCCGTGACGTACAATCTCTTTCGTACGTATTTAATCTCAGGCTGCTTACTCAAAACGGTGGCTCCTCGTCCTTGTCTTTTGGTTTCCACACGATGTCCGTATTGAACATCGCTATCATCCAGCCCACCAAATTCGTGGGCCAAGCGTTATCTTTTTCCATTTTATTAATATCCATATGTTGTGCATCGCGTCCCACTCAGATACAATATCTGGGCAGGACGCTTAATCTAACCACGCTCATGTCCCAACAGGCGGCGGTTGTTTATTGGTGAAGCGCTACCAAATTGCGCCACAGTTTCGAACGCTAACCGCGTCCTGCACGATCACCCTTTCATCGCCTTGCCTGTCTTCATGTAGACAAACATTCGCTTACCTTGCGTCATGTTGAGCTTGTTCAAGTAGCCTTCGTCGCACATCGCGCTGACATAATTTGCTACCTTCTGCGGCGTCGTTCCCAGTCGGTCAGCAATCACGGGCGTAGCAACTACTTCGCCCACCTCGATTGCATTAAGCACAAGCTCGTACGTAACCTTACGAAATTCATCTCGCGCCTCCCTCTTCTCGGCGGCTGTCTGATCCAGCGCTGCCTTTCGCATCATGCAAGGAAGGGGTGGACGCAGACCTTTCTTGGCCTGCATCTTTTCGAACGCCATCAAATTCTTGGCGTAGATTTCCTCGTACGTATAGCTGCTCTTAACCATTGCGATCATTTCCTCTCAGGTTCTTGTTGACCAGATCGACTAAGCCCAACAGCTCGTCCATGTCGTACTTGCGCGGGTGTCCCATGGCTTTGAACTCAAGCCGCAAGTTTTCGACCTTCGTATTCATACGCTTCAATGCGTTCACGACCTCTACTGGGTTCTTAATATACATGCCTGTTATCCTCGCTTGTAAAATATGTGGTTTCCAACTTGCCTTACGCGGACATAGCTTGTCGTCCAGTATGGCTTCACGTAGTCGGCGTGGTAGTGAGTGACGCCGCCACCCACTACGAACATGTCCTTATCGCGCAATGCGTATTCGGCTATGTGCTTCGCTCGACCCCAAGCCTGTTCGTCTTTTGGGGTGTCGCTCTTTCCATCGTGCGTCCACGAAAATTGCTTGCGTTGCCACACGACATCGCACACGTTGTCGGGATACCTCTCGCTCTTCACTCGATTGAGTGTGACTTCAGCCACGGCGAGTTGTCCCAACATATCCTCTGACCTCGCCTCGAAATATACGTTCATAGCTAGGCAAAGCACTGCTTGTGTTAGTACGGGCACGGATGTAATCCTCCTTTAGATGGGGTAATTTTTCATCGACCAAGCACATCACGCGCTTGATCTTTTCTTCATCGGCGTGGCGTACGCGCTTTGATCGGATGACGTACGCCACATGCCACCACCAGGTATAAGGACGCCATTCGTCAGCGAGCCTATACCAGTCACGCTTGATGCGTGGCTTGACCTTCGGATCAAACTTGGTGGGTAGTTTAAGATCACGCCGCATGAGCGTGACCTTCGGTAATGAGAAGACGCTCGATGCCACCGAGCAATGTCTTGCCCAGATGTTCGAAGTCAGTCATGACAACATGCTCTCCAAACATTTCTCTCATTGATTTTTCTCTTGCACTGATGCCTATGCCATAGACCTCAATGCCGCCGTCGCGCATGGCCTTCGTATGCTTGGCGACCATCTCAATTTCGCCTCGATGGCTCCCATCTGGATCACCATCCGTTAGGAATAGGCAGACCCTACGCGGCTCTGTCCATCCAGACATGATACGTGAAACGCTTGTGATGCTGGCGTACGTAGGTGTGCCGCCGCCCACAGGCAGAAACTGAAACACCTCGTTGATCTTCCGCCAGCTCTCACTCGCTTTCTTGTGGTACACAATGCTTGTCTGTTCTTGGAAGGTGTCTTCAGCGTTGCGAAGGTCTAGCCCACTCCATTCAACAATGTCGTACTTGATACCAGCGCGGCCAAGGCATGAGTTGAGCGCAAGCACCGCTCGTATAGTCGCTTCCTCGTACATGCTGCTCGACCCATCGACAGCGATCATCAGGCGCGTCTCGCTTGTCTTCGTAATGCTGGGTCTCGTGAACACGTTGTCGTTACCAGCGACAAGCTGGCTCAACCGCCGACGATCAATGCGACCGCTTGAGTATCCACCCTCGTTACGACGATCCTCTTGCGCCAATAACAATCTAGCAAGCCGAGCACTGTACTGGCGTACATCGTCGGGCATACCCTCGCGGCACTGGGTGGTCAGATTTTTATCAACATCACCCCGCATTCTCCAATAGGGAGTGAGATAGTTGTCGTTGATCAGCTTGCGACTGCCCCGCGTGTTGGGTTCTGAGTTGATGATGTCGTGGTAGTATTTCCACAGTTCATCATGGGTTGGAAACACAAGCGATAGGTTCTCGCACACGCTGCTATTGCCGCTATTGTACTTACCAAACACATCACTCATTGCGTCGTCGGCTCGTTGTTGAGCGGCTCCAATATCGAAGCCGTCGTCATCGCCGTCGCCGTCTTCGTCGTCGCCGTCGCCTTTCGTACCGCCCTCGTCATCGCCGTCATCGCCTTCGCCGCTATCGCCATCGGCTTGACCTTCGCCTTCCTCCGTAGCGTCGCCTTGTCCTTGCTGCTGCTGTTCCTCCTGCTCCTCTTCCTGTTCGGGTGTCCCGAGCTTATCCATGCGCCGCTTCATTGAGCGAGCGACCTTGAGCGCATCGTTGCTGCTTTCTGCGGCGATCATACGCTTGGCAAACTTGCGAGCCTCGCGAGCCAGTTCTTTCGGTAAGCCCTTTACGTACTCGTCAAGCTCCTCGCTTTCGTACCCCATGTCCTTGCGTGCTTGCTGCAACGCGGCGTACGGTATCTCCTTCCACCACCGTTCCCTGTTGCACTGCGGATCATCGGGGTTGGCACGACGAAACTCATTCTCGCTGCCGAGTACGTGGTTGATCGTTTCCTGTAGGTTCTTGCGAGCACCCGCGTATTTCTCCATTGCCTTGCGCTCGATGAACACATCCTCTGCGCAGTTCCAGATGTCCTTGATCTTCTGGATGCCGCGCTTCTTGAACACACCAAAGTCGGTGTCGGTCACATGACTGACCTCATGTATATGGTAGCCTCGCATGATTGCCTGATGGGTGGGATCAAGCTCCGCTGTCATGTCCATTGCTGGCACGTTGATCGTCGTGCCGTTGGTGAATGCACCTGTACCTTGAAACGTGGTTCGTACATCTTTGTTGCCCATGATCCGTGATAGCTTGTCTAGCTCTGTGGCGAGGGCGCTGACTGAATTTTGTGAAAACATTTGTGTCTCCTATGAGAGTTGAGAGTTGATTAAGATTGAGTAGTGATGCGATCCATGATGCCAGTGACCGCGATTGCATCGCCTTCATCGACCGTTAGCATCACGTTCATTTGCAAGGCGCGGCGTACCGCATCGTTGCATCCGATACGTTCCTCCAAGTTGGACACATACTTGCCGATAACCTTGGTGTTGCGGGGTGATATGGGGGTAGCAATCGTACCGTCGAGGAAGCCCATGCGGTACACGCCGACGAACTCTTCGATCATCGCCGCCGCATTATCGCTCAGAGATGGAGCGGCAACGCGCACCAGCTTCATCTCGTCCGCAATGTTAAGGTACTTCACATCTACGAAGGTACTGAACCGATTGATAAGCGCACGAGACTGAACCTTTACTGCACTTGCGTACATGCCAGAGCTGTCACCAGCACCAGTCGTGTTGGCTGTCGCAACAATGTGGAAGTCCATGTGTGGGTGAACCACGCGACCGCCATCTTCCAACATACGCAAGGGCTGACCTTCGAGCACTGGCTGCATCACGTATGCAATGTCAGCACGTACTGCATCTATCTCGTCGAGCAACAACACGCATGGTTGCTGCATCGCCTTGGGCAAGATGCCATCCTTGAACTGTGTCACGGTGTTGCCATCCGCGTCAGTCATGACCGCCATCGAACCCACAAAGTCGGGGCGTTCAATCGCGCTGTCCATGTTGACGCGGATCATCATGTAGCCAGTGAAGGCACACACTTGAGCAATGAAGGTGGACTTGCCTGTACCAGTGTGACCTGTGAGCCAACTGTTCTCGCCGTTCTCCAATGCCCACAACACATCGTGCAGATTGTCCACGTTGAATATGTAGTCTTCGTCTTTGGCTGGCACCAAGGGATTTGCGCCGCTCCATTCGTACGTGTTGATCTCGAAGTTAAGCAGCGGGTGTTGAAGGCCGAACACATCTTGAGCGTTCTTGCGTACAGGAGCACCGAACGGTATCTCACCCGACGCCTCGATAGCAGGAAGCGCAATCGCATCTGGCTTCTTACGCAGTGTCACCACCTCGTCGAGCAACGCTTGCAAGTCTTCCATCTCGCCGCCTGTAGCAGCACGAAGCAGCACGTTGGCAGCAGCAGCGATGTCGGGTTTCACATCGTACGCACCCGACACCTCGACCACGGCCTCGTCACCTTCGTCTTCGACGGCCTCGACCTCCGAGCTGTCTTGACGCGAGACGTATATCGTATCCAATTCGGGCGTCACATCTACGAACGGCCAGTTGAGAATGCAATCGGGGTCGTTGTTCGCAAACTCATTCGCGAAAAGTAGCAGCGCAGAGGCGTAGTCCATACTGTTCATGTAGTTTATGAGCATCGCCAGTGACGGCACGTTCATGCGATCAAGTATCTGAGATTTGCTTACGCTTTTCATTGCGCGCGACTTCGGGTGGTCTCCGTTCACAAGCGGCGAGTTGTCAGCAGTGTCCACGATAGTTTCCCACTCCAATTCGAAGCGGTGGGTTTCATTTACGATATACGTGCGCAGAATTTTCTGAGCATCGCGTGCATTGTTATCGTCGAGGATTGATTGAACATTAAGATTTAAGTTTGACATTTGATACCTCATGGTTGTCAGGTTGTAGTGTATCTGACACAACGTACGATGTGTCAAGTTTAATCTGCGGACAGCAGAAAGTAGACCGCAGCGGGATGCTGCAATCTATAGCTCTAACCTCCTCGACTGATCTTCGATCAGTCGGTCGGGCGTACGTGTAGAGATTGATTAGTGGACTGTGCGCTTACGCATTTCCCAGATTGAGGAAATACCATCCTCGTCCGTGACGGGTACAACGATGATTGCGTTTCCGTCCTGCGACTTGGTGATTTCGTACAGACCTTGGACATCTTCATAGTCGTCGCTGGTCTCGTCGAACTCGCCAGTCACGATCATGTCGAATGGTTCTTTCTTGTTCGCTAGTACGAACAAGGCGGTGTATTCAGTGGCGTCAAACATTTCCAGGCTCGGGGCCAGGTCGTGTGTGATTGTGCGTGCTATCATGTCATACGCTGTTTCACTGTCGCACTTTCGTACGAACACGCATGAGCTGCCACCGTTGTCAGCGAATACGAATAATGCAGGCTTCATGTTATTCTCCTTGGTTGCCTACATGCTACTCCGTGGATGCGGGTTGATCGTCCTTTCGTCTTCAATGTTCTGGCTGGACGCATTCCGAAGCGTCAGGGAACAGTCCTTGCAATTCCAAGAACTGATCGTCAGCAGCGCCTTGAGAATTGAACTCACGTTCGTACAGGATTTCGATTTGTCCTGTCTGCTCCAGACGAAGGTGCAACTCCACGTCCCAACTGTCTGCTTCCTCCATCGTGGGTGAAAGCGTATCACCAGACATGCCGAACATGCACAGCTCCAATTCCCATTCGATTGCTTTGGGTGCGTTCATTTGATGTCCTCCTCGTAACGAACTTCGCCGTACCTTTCATATATGTATAGGTTGATACGGTCGGCTAAACGGGATGCGAGACGGTCGCACATCACTCTAATTTTTTTCATG